CTGATAGACATTTCTGGTGAGCCTAGTGCATCGGAAAATGAGCTAATCGCCGCGCGGTTTCTATTCATCAACAGTGCATTTTTTCAGCAACCAAAAAGTAAAAACGCGGTGATCAGTCAGTTAAAAGATAACCGCCTATTGTCAAAAATCGTGCAGGATTTAAACCAGTCCTGCGCGGCTTTAATCTCACACAACCATCAAAACGTCTGGGATTACGGCTGGTCGTTTTTCCAAGTCGTGCAAGATTTATACAAAGACAAAGGTTAGCCATGATTAATTCCGTTGCAGATTTCAGCACCAAAGCCACCACCATTGAAGCAATCAAGCAAGAATGTATCAATCAAGAGATTGGCTTGCCTACCCAAATTGCTTATGTGCTTGCTACCGCTGATCATGAAACTAACCATACTTTAAAACCCGTTACCGAAGCCTACTGGCTAAAAGAACCTGATGCGTATTTAAAAGAGCATCATGCAAATTACTATCCCTATTACGGTCGTGGCTTTGTGCAACTGACATGGGATAAAAACTATAGAAAATACGGCGATTTATTAGGCGTTGATTTATTAAAGTTTCCTGAAATGGCACTTGATCCCGACATAGCCTTATTTGTACTTGTACATGGCTTTAAAACAGGCGCATTTACGGGTAAAAAAATCACTGACTACATCAACAAAGATAAAGCCGATTACATCAATGCTAGACGTTGCATTAATGGCATGGATAAAGCCTATACCATTAGAGAACTAGCAAAATCCTACGAAAGAATGCTTTTAAAAGTATAGGCAAATCATGGCACACATCATTTGGGCAGAGTTTAAGTTACCGCCTATTAATTTATGGGTTATGCCTAAACTTGCTATTAAATCCCCTCAAATACCAGCGCATAAACGCACGCTTAATACCGTACCAAATAACTTCAATGTGCTTTTAACATCACGGTGCAAACATGGCTGATTTAGAGTTAAAACTAAAAATTCAGGCTGAAATAGACAGTGCAAAGGCTAAGCTGCAAGATTTCGCTAATGGTGTAAAAGACATTACCGATAAAACAGCAGAAGCAAGTAAAGCCACGATTGACGCTGGCAAAAGTTTTTATGATTTTGGTGCTAATGCAGCTTTAACAATGCTAGCGTTAGGTCGCTCTATTGTCAGTGCGACGGCTAGCCTGTATTCATTCGCCCAATCTACACTGGGCTTATCAGTTCGCCTTGAAACCAGCAATTTAGGTTTAAAAGCGGCTGGTTTGCTCATTCAAAACCTGCGTAAAGAATTTACCCTATCATTAGGCTTCCTAAGCACTTTTTCTGATTACTTAAAGAAAGTCGATTTTCCAATTAAGCAAGTTACGCAATTTATTGACCTAATGTCAAAGTTTCGCGTGGTTATCGGCATTGGTAAAGGTGCAACCGTTTTTGAGGAGGTAAAAAAAGGGGCTATTGAATTAGGCGAAACCCTTAAAAAGCTCACGCTATCGAATTTAAAGCAAGATATATCTCAAGCCGCTACCTCACTAGTATTATTTGCCGCAAATACCGCCGTAGCATTCAAAAGCCTGCGGGAAGGTATTAGTAGAGAGTCTGCATTTAGTGAAGCATCACGCACTATTGAAGGGACTGATGAACAGCTAAAAGCCCTAAAGAAGACCATTGATGATTTAGCCTCGTCGGATTTATCGATCACTACCGAGCAACTCTACGCTGTAGCAGGTGTTGCAGGGGCGATGGGAAAATCAGTTGGAGACATTAGCGGTTTTATTCGTACGGTGTCAGAAGGGGTGGTGGCTCTTCATATACCCGCTGCAGAACTCGCAGAACGCTTAGGATCATTACAAACACAGCTTGATTTAACAGAAGAAGGCTTGGTTAGTTTAAGCGATCAAGTAAACTCTGTAGCAGATACTTTACCTAAGGCTTCTGAATTAGATATTTTTACCGTACTGTCTACAGGGGTTGCCACAGCGGGCAAGAGCTTTGGTTTATTAAAAGGCGAAACAATTGGCTTAGCAGGCGCGTTATTATCTTTAGATGCTGCGCCAGAGGTTGCTAGAACTAGCTTGGTTAATCTTTTATCATCCTTACAAAACGCAAAGAATGGTACAAAAGATTTTCAAGATGGATTAGCGATAATGGGAACATCGGCGGGTAAATTAGCCGTCGATATTAAAGATAAACCATTACCCGCATTAATGCAGTTGCTTGACACCATGCACGGCATGAGTAATGCAGGGCGGCTGGATATTGCAGAAAAGTTACTAGGCAAAGGGCAAGATGCTATTGCACTGTCAAAGCTGGTTGATAAAGTCGATTTACTGAAAACCGCTATAAAAACAGCTACCGATGAAACTATTTATAGTGGCAGTGTCCATGCTGCTTATCAAAAGCAAATCGCTACGACAGGCGCGAAAATAACGCTATTGTCAAATGCGTGGGGTAATTTCTCAGAAAGCCTAACGACTACCTTTTTACCCGCTGTCCAGTACGCGATTGATGGCATTCGTAGCTTAGTCAACGCTGCATCAACATTTTCGCAAGATCATCCATTGATAAAAACCGTTGCCGCTATATCGGTTAGTATTTTATCAATGGCAGGCGCGTTACGCGTATTAAAACTGGCACTTACGTTAGTTGGGTTATCCCCCGCTACTTTGCGTGTTGGCTTAGCGGCATTAGGTGCTACGTTAGTATCCCTCAATGCCTCGCTGTTAGGCACAGTTAGCTCACTCTATACGCTCGCACGAACAGGTAGCATATTCGGCACGCTAAAAACAGCGTTATCCTTTTTATTTGGGGGTACGATTGGCTTAGTCATTGGATCAATCGCTTTATTAGCGGTTGGTATCTCAAATTTATTACCCGTTGTCGTCAAGTGGGGCGATACCAGCGCAACCGTTGGAGAAATAATCGCGGCAGCGTGGGATGTGGTATTAAGCACGTTTGAACCAATAATTGAAATCATTGGCAATGCCAAAGACTCTTTTGATAAATTTTTAGCATCTGCATTTGACATAGCCGATGTTGGCGAATTAATCAGCGTCGTATTTAAAAAATGGATAAGCGTCACCTTACAATTATATTCGGCGGTAGGTTTTGCGGCTACATCAATTGCTCAAAGCTGGGGGGCAATTGCCGTTGAAATGAGCGCGGGGGTGCAGTTAGTCGAGGATGTTCTGTCAGGTAATGGTGTCGGTAAATCAATGGATGAATTTACCAATCGCACCAAAGCCAATATGCAACAATTCTCTGATTCAGTCGGGCAGGGATTTAATGAAGCGTTTAAAGGCGATGCACTAGATAAATTCGCCGCTAAAACCGATGCTGCTTTAAAACGTAAACGCGGTGAAAAGCCATTAGCAGAAGCTGATAAAAGAGCCGCCGATACTGGCGTTGATGTTGCGCCTGTTGATGATGTTTCAGCCGCTAAAAAACGTGCTGATGACATAGAAAAGATTCAAAAGGACAGTCGAGACCGCGTTATTGCCGCTATTCGTGAAAACGAAGCAGAAAAAATACGGCTTTATACCAATGTTGCACAAACTCAACAGCAAATCGAACGGTTTACCTTTGAGCAAAAATTACAGACCGAACAATCTATCGGCTTGTTGACTAATCAACGTCTGAATGAAGAATTAGCCAGCTTACGCACTGCAACCACTGAAAAGAAAGTTTTAACTACCGATGAATTAGTCGCTAAGCGCACCGCACTGATTGAAATTGAAACAGCGACCAATGCGCAAATCAAAAACCTCATTGCACTTGAACAAGAACATCGTAATAAAGCCATTGGGTTTTTGAATGAAATTATTGCCCTGCAACAAGCGCAAACAACTAATAACCAAGCCTTAGATCAACTGGGTTTAACTGCCAGTGAAGTGACTGAGACTAAACGTCGTCAACTGGTAACTGATACAGCACAACTCAAAAAACTGCTTGCTGAAGGCGAATTTTCCCAAGCCGCTGAACTAGGCAAAAAAACACAGGCGTTAGCATTAGAATTCGCCCAATCTGAAAAGAAAGCGGCGGTATCAGCGAATCAAGATACCGAAGCCGCGCGTGAAGCCAAGCGGCAATATAACGCCACGGTTGGTCTAACTATCCAAGCCTTAGAAGGTGCAAAGCAAGCTGAAACGGATATGGCGAATACCGCCGCCGCTGAAGCGAATAAACGCAAATTAAGTCTTGAGGAAGTCCGCGCTCGTATTGCTGATATTGAAGCCGCGACTAAAAACGGTACAGAGTTAAAAGTTACTGCAAATACCAAAGCTGTTGATGATGCCATTGCCCGCATTAAACAGCCTACTTCATCTACGCATACTATCAATGTGGTAGAAACTCGCACGCAAGCTCACGCTACAGGCGGTATGGTTTATCACTATGCCAATGGTGGGTTTACTAAAAAGCAGGGTGCAATTAGCGGTAAAGGCACAGGGACTAGCGATGAAATACCTGCCATGTTATCCAATGGTGAGTATGTCATTAAAGCCGATAAAGTCGCTCAATACGGCAAAGGTACGTTTGATGCGATTAACTACGGCTCTAATCCTGTTGCTATTGCGCATTATGCAGGCGGTGGCTTGGTAGGTGATGACAAGGTTAAACAGAAAGTTGATGAGCTGAAAAAACAGGCTTACGAACAAGCGGTAGCTGTGTTTAATGACCCGCGTAATCAGATTATCTGGCGTATGTCTGGTTCGACATCGGGCAGTACTGATCCAAATGGTCAGGAACGCCGATTTGAATATCGGGTTGGGGAATATCTAAAAGCTAATGGTTTGCCGCTGGAATGGCGGGATATGTATTTGAATGGCGTTAAAGCCAGTCAGGTAATTACCACTTTATCATCATCGTTTGAAGAAAAAGCCAGAGCCAGTTTAGCGATGGAAGATATTTCAGCAAGCTTTAGTTCATCCACTCCCGCACAACCCGTAGAGCAAGCACCAACACCAGCAAAGCCAACATCGGCAATACCCCCGACTATTGCCCCGCCATCATTACCAAGCATTACCCCTGCAAACTTTTCACCTATGGTATCGCGTAGCAGTTCAACGCCCACACCAGCGGGCAAAGTATCAACGGTTAAATTTGTTTCGCCCGATGGCTCAAAATCAGTAACAGGGCAATCACAAGACCCTAACTTTGCCAGTTTTTTTGACGAATTAAATACAGTCAGTGGAGTGACTAAACAATGACGGATTTAACGCTAGATGGCTTGGTATTACCACCTGATTTGCTATGGACTGATGAATATGACTGGACTCCAACTGAGCAATCGCAGTCTTACGCATTAAGTGGGGCATTGGTCGTTGAAACCGCAGAAAAATTATCAGGTAGACCTATCACTTTATCAGGTGATGCTGATCATGGCTGGGCAACGCGTGAACAAATTGATGCCCTCTATGCAAAGCTCACTATCACTGCTCCGATAACGTTGGTGCTACCCGATGCGCGCACGTTTAGCGTTCGATTCCGCAATGCCGATAAGCCGATAGAAGCCAAACCCATTGTAGATTATCGGATCATGGAAGAAGACGATGTGTACTCACTCATTATTAGATTAATACAGGTATAACTATGGCGATTTTAACAGGCGATTTACGGCTATTAGCCTCTGAAGTGATGGCGGATAGTCCTGAGGGCGGTGGTGGCTTGGTTGAATCCGTCATTGTCGATGGGCAATCAAATAACATCTTTGGCGATATTCCGCACCTTGCCCGCGTTTATGGCCATGTGGGTTTACGCAAGATTTTTGCCGCCGTCCGCACCCAAACCGATGAGCCATTCTTAGGCACTCATGTCATTTTGAGCAAATTACCCAAAGACCAAAAACTGGGCGTTAATCTGTTTAAAACAGGTGACCATTTTGATACCCGTCCTGAAGCGGCGGCACGAATTGAAAACTATCGCGCTCAAGGTGCTAAGTATTTAGGCTTTCTGTATGGCACTCAGTATCAAGGCTCACAAACCTTGACGATTTTTCAAAGTGAATCAGCGGCTGTACCCACCAATGGTGAAGTGTTTTTAATCCTGAAAGCGGCAAACAATACCGAACAGTATGTACGAGTAGTAGCCGTCACCAGTGTGGTGCAGGAATTTACCGATACTCAAGGGGTTTTTAAGCGTCGGGTGGTGAGTGTCGAACTGGCTAACCCATTAGAGTATGACTTTCAAGGCACTGAAATGAGTCGCTATGATGGTATGACACCTGCATCGGTACTGTATCGCACTACGGTAGCCAACGCGGCAAAGTATTATTCAGCGCGTCCTTTGAAAACATCGGCATCGTTAGGCGATTACAGCGTGATGGTCGATAGCGTGTATTCACAGGTTGTGCCTAGTTCGCAGTCGCAAACCCCGTTGATTGACTTAACGGCGGCGGGTAATACCACACCAATGATTCCAGCGGCGGCGGGGACTACTTCAATCACGTTTGATCATACGATAGGTTCAGCGGTTAATGTGTACTTAGGACGACCTTGTTATCCTAGTTCGTTATCAATCGAGTATAGCGGTGGTGTTATTACCGATAATGCAGGGCAAGTAATAATAGGCGGCGTGTCAGTTGGTACGATTGACTATACAGCGGGTATTATTTCTTTTGGTGCGACTGCTCCAAATATTGGTGGTACAAAAACAGCGCACTTTATGCCTGCTGGTGTGCCGTTGGTCGTTGCTGATACCGACTCTATTCCTGTCACTGATACCAGTCGTTCCTTTGTTTATACGCTCAACATTAATCCACCACCACAACCAGGTGCATTGATTGTGTCTTATATGGCGTTGGGTAACTGGTATGAGTTGGTCGATAACGCGGCGGGTGGTTTAACGGGTGCGGCTGGAACAGGTGCGGGAACAATCAATTATTTAACAGGTTCAGTGGCTATCACACTGGCGGCATTACCCGATGTTGGCTCTGAAATTATGTTCGCGTGGGGTAAAAAGGTTGATTACACGCATAGAGCAGGCGCGAGTTTGTCAGGTGAAATTACCAAGCAATTAGCCCACACTTATATTCATCCAACCTCATTAACGGTGACGTGGAATGATGGTGTAGATAGAACCTTGACCTGTAGTACAGCGGGGGTTTTATCTGGTCATGGTTCAGGTCAACTGGTTTCCGCGACGGGGTTGCTTAAATTTACCCCTGCTACTTTACCACCTAAAGACACCGTGTTTAGCATTGCCTATACTCATGATGACGGCGCGGTGGATGTATCTAAAATCACCAAAACCCTCACTGCATTTAATATGGTGGGTAACAATGTCGAACTTGACCTGAATGACACCAATATTGTGGCAGGGTCTTTGGCGGTTGAATGGGCGGTGCCGTGGGGTAGTTCCGTTCCCGATAGCGTACTGGCTGGCGATTATGCCAATTTACCTAACCCTGCCAGTGGTGTATCACAACAGGCAGATCGTGATAATGGTTCTGGCGGTTTTGTTGGTGGACGTAGTGCCAGTATTAATTATTCAACAGGCATTGTGTCGTTCAACTGGTCGGTAGCGATTGGCTTAAAATTCGCGCTGTTCAGTGCGGTTAAATCGCTTATTGGCTTTTCAGGTGGTTTAGGTGGCTCAAGTGGCTCACCGAGTGCAACCTCAATATTCAGAGGTTATTTAGGCGGCAATGCGGATTTAGGCAATCCGACTGCCTTCACAGTTAGATACCGCTTGGCAGGCGGCGCGACATCATCAACAGTCACAGAAACCGTGACTTTATCAAGTTCTGGCGTGACCATTCCCAATGGCGGCGAAACCTTAATTGCAGGTTCAGTGACCTTTGATTTTGCGGGTAAGCGTTATGTAGACCGCTTAGGGCAGTTGTATCACTCGATTAATCCAGTCAATGGTGCTGGTACATACAGTGGCACTATCAATTATGCAACAGGTGTGTGTGCGATTACCGCGTGGAGTGTTGGCGATGGTAATACTGGCACTGTAGTCTCTGCGATTAGTTCGCCCAATTACACGCCAGTTGACCGCGTAGCCTTTAGAACTGCACAAGCACCCGTTAAACCTGCGTCATTTTCCATTCGAGCCACCCAGATTGACGGAGGATTTATTACCGCAACATCAAATGATGGCGGTGCAATCAGCAATAGCAATCTGACAGGGGTTATCGACAATAATACGGGTATTGTAAAAGTCGATTTTGGACAATGGGTAACGGCTTCAGGTAAAGAGGGCGAACCTTGGTATAACGCTGAAATGGTAGTGGCTGGACAGATATTCCACCCTAAGCCCGTGTTTGCCGATAGCATTATTTACAATGCCGTGTCGTTCACCTTTCTTCCTTTGTCCTCTGATATTCTGGGCTTAAATCCAGTCAGGTTACCGATTGACGGACGTATTCCTGTTTATCACAAAGGCGATGTCGTTGTAGTGTTAAACGATCAGACCACAATAGCCACTTACACTAGCAGTTCCACTACCGATTTAGGGCGTATTCGCCTCGCTAAAGTCACTGTCAAGGATTTGGGCGGCAATCTGTTAGCTGCAAATAAATGGAGTGTCAATTTAGATACAGGCATCATCACATGGGGCGATTTATCGGGGGTATCACAGCCGCTGAAAATCGTAGACCGTATTGAAGACATGGCGGTATTGTCCGATGTGCAGATTACAGGAAAGTTAGTGTTATCCGTACCTGTGACGCATAACTACCCAGCTGATACCACATTGGTATCGAACGCTGTCATCATGAATGATGTATTCGCCCGCGCCTCTATTCCGTTTGACCAACAAACGTGGACAAACGTGTGGAGCGACATATTAATAGGAAACTCGACATCGGCACAATATAACGCTAATGCACACCCCATTGAGCTGACAAATTTAGGCACAATTCAAGAAAGATGGTTATTTTTATTTACAAACCCAACCACTTTTAATCTTATCGGTGAACACGTTGGACAAATAGCAACAGGAATAGCAATTACAACTGGATTTTTTGCACCAATAAATCCAGCAACAGATGATCCATATTTCAAAATACCTTTCGATGGTTTTGGTGCAGGTTGGAGTGCAGGAAACGCATTACGCTTGAATACCTACCAATCCGCCAATCCGTTATGGATTATCCAATCCGTTGCTCAAGGCGATGCCACTGATACCGATTATGGTTTCTGTATCGAATGGCGTGGCGATGTTGATGCCCCCTAAACCTAAGGAACACTCATGAGTTTAAAACTACCACTCAGCATAAGAAACGCCCGTCTTGCGGATATTAAAAACCCAATTGATGCAGGAAGCGGCGCGGGCGAAATACGCTTTTACACTCTACCACTACCCGCAACGACAGGCGCGGCGATTACCTCGCAAACTTTATTAGCTACTTGTGCGTTATCTGATCCATGCGGGACTATCAGTAATGCGGTACTAAGTTTTGATGTGATTAGTGATGATTTAGCCGCCGATGCCACAGGCACGGTAGCGTTTGGTCGCTTTGTTGATAGTGATGGAAATTTTGTTGCCGATGGCGATGTTGGACTGTCTGGCAGTGATGCAGTGTTTATTTTTAACACACTGTCATTCGTAGCAGGCGGTGCAGTGCAGATTACCAGCGCGGCAATAACTGAGGGGAATGGCTAATGGCGAACGATATTTATTATGCGAATACGTCATTATTAATCCACGGTAATGGACTAGATAATGAGGCTATTTTTAGTGATTCCTCATCACATAATTTTGCGATAACAGCTCATGGCAATATAAAGACCTCAAAGGATATTACTTTAATTAGTACCTCGTCTATTAAAGCCACAGGAGCAACGACACGGGATTATTTAAGTGTTGGAAATGCAACTGATTTGCAATTTGGTACAGGCGATTTTTCGATAGAGATACAAATTTACCCTACCAATTTTTCGCAAGATACGTTCGCATTACTACACAAAGGTAATGATTTTTTACTCTATCTGCCCGATTCAAGCCATATAAATCTTTTTTCGCCACGCTATTCTTTTAATTTTTCGGTTTCGTTTAGTTTTTCTGTAAACACCAAATATCAAATAGGGGTTAAGCGCGTATCAGGGGTGCTATCGTTTTGGATAAACGGGACTAAAATCGGTGCGGATTTTAGTAGTACACATAATTTTGATGGCACTAGCCAATTATTAATCGCCGCGTATATCGACAGCGGGTATGAACGGTTCTTCATTGGTTATTTATCTGAGATACGCATCATAAAAGGTATGGCGGCTGATTTATCGGCGATACAGAGCGTACCGTTTAATAGCAAAGCATTAGATATTGTATTGAGTGAGTCTATTGCGCCTACACAGTTTATCTTGCGTCTTTATGAGTTGATAACAGGGGCTTATGTACAATCACAAACGCTAACAGCGGGTAGCTATACTGTCTCAGTATTAAATAATAATGCGCTAATGGCAGTCATGATGCCCGTGCAAGGCGATGTCTGGAAAAAGTCTACTGCTTATGCGGTCAATGATTTAGTTTTTCCAACTGATCCAGCAACTACACCGTACTATTACAAGCGTATCAATGCAGGGACTAGCGGCACGACTGAACCAACATGGGTAACGACAACAGGGCAACAATGCAATGACGGTGCGGTTAATAATGCGTGGGAGTGTGTAGCAAGACTCACTCAACCAATCACCCAAAGCCCATTGATCCCTGTTTAAATGTACACACCCTCTACTACTTATGCGTTTAGTCCTAGCGATTACACGCCATCGTTAGTATTTAATTTTACTGATGATACGCCTGCAATAGTCATAGCATCATTAAATGCCACTTTAGAGGGGGCGAGTGGTGCAGTTGCTATTCGAGTTACCACTAATAAAGCGACTTTAGCTGTCACACTGGATGGGGCGAGTGGATTATTTATCGTTAACAATCCTGTTGCCGTTTTTCCCGTTGTTTTTGATTTTGTAGTCGAAGATTACACGCCATCATTAATATTTGCTTTTACTGACGGCACGCCAGAAACCGTCATTGCCTCAATTAATGTAACACTAGACGGTGCAAGCGGTGCATTTACCGCTGAAGCGATTAATAACAAAGTCACGATGGCAGTGACGCTGGATGACGCGGGCGGTGTGGCAGTCTGTCACTATGACATTAATGTTAAGCGTGTGCTGTCTAGCCAAGTCAATGCCATTGTCCAAGATGCCAAGGCAATCGGGACTAAGACCTTAGCATTGATAAATCAATCTGATTTTGCAATCAGTCAAACCAATTCAAACAATCAGAATGCCATAGATATTCAGCAATCGCTGTGTTCATTGGTTGGTCAAACCGTCACGCTTAATCATAAAGTGTTGGCACTGAATACGAATGCCATCACCATCACCAACACCGTTACCAGCCTCATTCGTTTAACGCAGTTCATTGATAAAAAACTCTGTGTAGGAAACACAGACGCAACCCTTCAGTATTCAACTTGGCAGTCTATTCAAGATGTTCTCAAATTTATTATCACGCAAACTAGCGCGGCGTTGGACAGTACGTCTTATCGGCATTACCTATTACTTAAGCCTGTTTATCGCGGCAATGATAATTATGAGCCTACCCTTAGCTTTACTTTTGATAGCTTATCGCCTTATCTACCTGATGGAGTGTTTGAGTTTGGCACGGTAACGATCAGTGAATTAGTCGAGGCAGCGATTGCGGGTGTTTTGTCAGTTAATAACTCAGCGACCATCAATCAAAGTGTGCAGATATTGCGCAAGCTATGCTCAAAACTGGAACAAGCTAAATCACCCGCGTATGGGAAAAGTCCACACATTGACCCACCCAGACCGCCACCACCTGAACAACCGCCTAGCCACGCCACCCTCACTATTCCTACTAAAGAGGCATACAGTATGCACCACTCCATCAGCGTTGTTGCGCTACCTGATAACACGCCAGTACCGTTAAGCAAGATTAGCCTAAGCTATGACGTTGATAGTTACTGTTGGGTATTTAGTGGCACGTTAGCCGATAAAGCCTCATTGCCCGATGTGACCATGACTGACGATGTGCCTGTGCAGTTATCCATTACCATCAATGGCTATCAATGGATTGTGTTGGTTGAAAAGATTCCAGAAACAAAAAGCTTTGGTAAAACGTCGATTACTCTAAACGGTCGCTCATTATCTGCACAACTCGGTTCGCCATATCAACTACCTGCCAGTTACACAGCGGGTAGTGATATGACCGTGCAACAAATAGCCGATTCATTATTGCCGATAGGTTGGACGATTGATTGGCAATGCGCTACACCGTGGGTAATCCCAGCCAATACTTACAGTCATACTCAACAGACACCTTTGCAGGCCCTAGCGACTATCGCGCAAAACATCGGTGCGGTGTTAGTACCACATCGTTATCAACAAGTGCTGATCATGCAACCGCGCTATCCTATTTTGCCTTGGGATTATCACGCGACAGGCATCAATCCTGATCTAGTTATTCCAGATTCGGCGATTGAATCCATCGGCTTGGAATCGCGTACCCAATCGCCGATTAATGCTGTCTATGTCCACGGTGAACAAAACGGTGTACTGGCATGGTGTCGGTTAAATGGCACGGCTGGCGATGTCCTAGCACCCACACAAACCAACGCGCTGATTACTGATGTAACAGGGGCGAGGGCATTGAGCGAGCGCATCTTAGCAGGCGCGGCAACCCAACCACTCACTACCTCTATGACTACTTGGCTAGGCGGTGACTTTCCACTGGCAAACATCGGCTGGTTAGTCGAAGTAAATAGTGAACGAGCGATAGTCAACGGCATATCAGTCAACGTTGAATTTGGCAAAGTCAGACAAACGCTAACCTTTGGTGAGCAAACCAATAACGCCTATTCAAAACTGTTATACCTACTACCAAGTCAACCGTTGTTAGTCGGTAAATGCGTAGCGTCTTATGATGACAAGTCAATATTAACGTTATTAGATGGCGGTGTGATTACCGCGCGTGGCACAGGCATAGCCGATATTAGTTACTATGTGCGCAATGGCTTGATTGAATCAGTTGCACCTGATTTGGTGTTGAGTGAGATTGTTATCTGACATCCATCCAGAGTTTAACGCCCTCAAAATTGAGGGCGTTAAACTATATTGAACAGTCCAGAATTTTCAGCCCTCAATTTTGAGGGCTATGATTACATTCGATTCTTAGTGTATTTGTCATAACCAATTTTTACACCCTAAGAAACACTCCTCCTCACCTTCGATGCTTCTGCATTTGCTTTTGGTTTTCTCTGATTGTGGGCGCATTTTAGCCCGTCGTACTGCTCAATAATCAACAAATAATGCACTTATATATAATATTCATGTAGTTACGATATATATTTAAAGTAGTTTATAGAATATCTCGTAAATCTGGAAGGTATGCGGCAAACAAGTAATTTAAGTAATGCTAATATACTGTAAGGTTATTATTATATTTAAAATCAATGTCTTAAAAGAGTTTTCGCCAACTGAAAAAAAGTAATTTTTAAGTAA